AAATTTCCGGTTGAAGCGTCAAAAGAAGATTTCCAAGTGGCTTTTTGGCTCGTGCCGTAAGTTGGAAAAGACGTTGCCATAGCCGCGTAAGCTTTATTGGTAGCGGCTTGCAATCCTGTTTGAGTGGCAACGGCGGCAGTGCTCGAATCTCCCACGCCGATAAAAGCGGTGGCATTATCGTATTTAGTGCCACCGGTTCCAGCGACAAGTGTTAAGAGGTTATTTATACCCCCATTTAACAGCAAATTTCGCTCTACAGTGCTGAATTGCTCGGCTCCGAAGAGTTTTAGAGCTTCAGCCTTAGAATAGACCTTATTAGCCAGTTTATCGGCTTCTGAAGCAAATCTGGTAATTTTCCAGACAGCTTTTTCAAACGCTTTTTCTAAAATAGATACTTGACCGGCAACGGCAACTTTATCAGTGCCTTTGCCTTTTTCATTTGTAATCATAAAAGTTATTTTAAGATTTTATTAATTTCTTTCTCTGATAAGCCCAGGTCGGCCAGTTTCGCCTTGTGAGGCTCAAGGGCTTTGTCCACTTTTTGCGCTACTTCCTCGTCTGTCAAACCTAAAGACTTCAATTGCGTTTTGTAATCGTCAATTGAAATGTCCCTGTAAGCCTGAACTGACGGGTCGTAGATTGATACCGTTTTGTGTTCCGGTAGATTTTTGATTGACATAGTTTTTTAGATTATTAATTAACTAATGCTTCCCCCTCTTTTGAGGGGGAATATATCAGTCAACTATACTTTACAAAATAATTCGGCGGCTGAACCTCTGTGAATATCAGGGACTTTTACGCCATAGACATATAAGCCCTTATAACCTTGCCCGAAGTTGCCAGGAATAAACGGCTCTTCTTCGTTCTTATTCATGGCTTCAGCTTTAGTCTGCCAGGATTTATGGTTGGCAATGACATGATAGCCGTTGGTGTTATCACCGGCGACATTCACGCTGCGATAAGCCTTAAATCCGGCAATCTCGCCCAACAAACCCTTTTTAACCACCTCGTCGTAAGCGGTCGCGACAGCCGGGATTAATTCAGGAGCCTGTAAAAGAATGCTCTGAATTTTTGTGGGGACGGTAATGTATCGGTCTGTGTCAGGGACTTGCGCGTCATCCAATATTTCCTTTAACTGCACAAGATTAGCGTAAATAGTAGACTTAGTGAGGGTTACGCAAGTATTGGCTTGGACGATATAAGTAGCGCCAGCCGTAATTGCTCCACCGTCATAAGCGGATGTTTCATCATCGCTATCGTTTTCAATAACAATCTCGGTAGCAGAAGTATAAGTTTTAACCCTATACCACTTAGTATGGCCGGTGGCCTTAAAGCCCTTACCAACCATGCCAGGGGTAAAGGTTGTGCCTGAACCTGTTACTACGCCGGTTGTGTTGGCTACTGCGACGGTGCCAGTCGTGTAATCAGTGCCAATTCTATTTCCGGCAGCAACATCGGCATACATACCGAGAACTTTAGTATCAACGATTTTTTTCAGTTCATCGCCTAACTGTTGAATGATGGTTCCGTCAGGGTTTTTAATCCAGCTATGAAGTTGGTCAATGCTTTTAACCTTAAAATAAAATCCTTTTTGCTGATCAGTATCTAAGGTAGCAATAACTTCTTCAACAGCTTGGGCTACTAAATCAGCGCCGGTATAATCACCCCACGCTAATTTTTTAAAGCCCATAACGTTTACTTTGGTTTTACCGCCATCAGCGTCAATTTCACCTTGATAATTATCATTGGTGATAGTGTCGCCGATAGAGCGTTCGTAGAACCATTTGAGGACTTCTTTTGCAAAACCCTCAAACGGTTTTGTTCCGTAATCGGACATATGTTTTTATGGCCGACTGTTTAAATAACTTTATCTTTGATTAATTGCTTGTATCGTTTCGGGTCAGTTTCCCTGATATGAGCAATGTCATCACTAGACATTTTATTATTTAAAGGTGGATGATTACCGCCTGAACCGGATTCTAAAGCCGGTGTCGGCGTAATAGGAGTATCGGGAGAGTCATCTTTGAAGTCAAAAAGGAAAGATTTCGCCAACACATCTAGGGTCACGCCCTTATGGGTTGGCTTATAAGCGAACTGCTTAAATTCTTTTTCCCGGCCCTTGAGCTTAGGGTAAGAATTTATAGTTCTCCTAAAATCATCATTCCATTTTTTCTCCTCAACCATATCCATTACCAATTTTGTAGCTGCATCAGCTTTTTTATTGGTAATGTATAAGTCCCGGTAAACCAGTTTGGTTTCATCATTAAGATAATCCCAATTAGGATATACTCCTTTTAAATCATCATCAGTCGGGTTAATGTTATTTGTTAATGAATTAAGCTTATTCTCTAACTGTTTATTACTTTCAGTTAGAATTTGCGCTTCCCGCGTAGAATTTGAAAACTTATTTTCAGCTTCTTTTTTGTCTGATAAAAGTTTTTCGTGTTCTTCTTTGGTGAGCGTAACGACTTCAGGTTTTGGTTCGTCGTTTAAAACCGGAGTTTGGGGAGTCTCCAGCTCCTTTGGTTCGTCCTCATTATCGGGGGTTAGAACCTTGTTTTCTTCTGACATTTGATTTTTGCCGTCCTCTTAAAAAGAGGGTTTGGCAGTTAACCGTGAATTAATTTTATTTTGATTTTTTGTTTTTTTGAGTTTTTGTTTCATCTGCTATTTCTTCACCTAATACTTCGGCGAATTTTTCTTTCTGGTCATTAGACAAATATGATTGTCTGGCCTTTAAGAAAGCAATGTCGCCTTCTGTCAGGTCTTGAACGCTTTTAGACGTGATTTCATCTAAGATTTGTTGTGCTTCTTTGTTCATAGATTTTTTATTTATTTAAATTATTTAAAGACTGCTCTAAATATTTTTTGGCTTTCTCCGGTAAAGTCATAAATTCATAAAGCATTATATAATTTTTCAATCTGGCTTTTAATAACAGGTCTTTTTCTTTTGGTAGATTATAATCGGCTAATTCTGTCTCCACGGAGTTTTTCATACTGGCAATGTATTCTTTAACTTTTTCTAAAGTAAGTTTATTTTCAGCCAGGGTTTTATACCAATTTTTTAAAGTCTCTTTTTCTTGCGGTGTAAGGTCTTCGTAATTAATATTCTTTTGTTTTAGGAATGATAAAATATCCATAAATATTAGTTAACGGCTGCCATTGTCGGTATTTTAGTTGGCATATTTAATCCCATATTTGCCTGGTCAATCGGTGGCGCTATGGTTTGACTTTCAAAATCCAAGACTTCTTTTTGTTCTTCCGGTGTGACTTTAATCAAATCCAATAACTTTTTTTGATAAATCTTTTTAAGCGGAACATTATTGGGGAATTGAGCGACAACAGCGTTAAATTTTTGGATAGTATCAAGCGTTTCCTGTTCTTGTTCTGCCGAGGAAGTTATTTTAACTTCATAACCGGCTTTAGATTCCCAGTCTTTTGGACCTACTGACTTTTCAAAATAATTTCCTTTGAATGATTTTTTATAGAGCTTCGCGGCTTTTATTTTATCCAGGTTAGCCAAGACTAATTTCATCCATTTATCGGACGTCTCTCTCCATGATAAACGGTAGAATTTTGCCATAGAAGTTATTCTATCGTTGGATTTAGCAGCCATCAATTCTATTTCGCCCAAAGTTATCTGTCCTTTTTCTCTTGTGCCTTTCTCCGTAGCTGTCGCGGCGGTTGCGCGTTCGTTCATTGAGATAATAAAATTCATCTCGTTTATACTTTCTGACAAATCCGGTATTTCAACAGACTTAAAGACTTCATTAGGTTTGCCTGGCAATGGATACCAACCGAATGGCGTAGCTTCAAAGGACTGCGGAGCCCAGCCTTCTTTAGCGGTGGCATCATAAAAATTCATTCCAAAATTTCTTAGGGTTCTATTTTCAGTTAATTGGGAAAACCAAACATTTAAAATCTTATTGGGAGTTCTAACAATATCGGCGATTCCATCTGAATAAAAATCGGTCTTTTCTATGTCATCAGCCCAACTGGTAAAGGGAAAGAAATTGATATTTAAAATATCTTCCAATGGTCGCGATGCTAATATTTCACTGTCTGCTATTGTGGTAACATAAATAACAAATCTCTTTTTACTATCATCCCAAAGTCTCGTATAGTTTTCGTTTAATTCAATAACAGTTTCTCCCAAAATAGGGTCGTCAATTTTAATATCTCCCATTTCGCGCAATCGCTCATTCTTATCTTTTAAGCTGTTTAAATTGTCTTCAGCTTTAATTAAACCTTGCTGGGTGCCGTAAAAGATTTTTAAGCGGTTAATAGCCTCTTTATTGTAAACAGGATTGCTTTCTAATTGGCCAATGGTTCTAAAAATATGTTGATGAATAATACAAAAAGCACTTTCAATATTTCCCGGATCAACATAGCGGTCTATTAAAACATCATGCGGGTCAAGAATTTCAATAGTAGGTCTACCGTCCGCAATATTAAATTTTTTCCAACTTCTGCCGTAGAGTAAAACTTGCTTTTTATCGATTATGTCTTTTACTTCCAATTGATCAGCAATAAAGAAATCAAGCCAATACTGGTTTAAATAAATCTCTTTTTGCTTATCATTTCCTTTTTCTTCAAAGACAACATCTGGCGCGTCATCAATTTTAGAAAGAATTGTTTTAATAGTTTCTTTCATCAACGGGACATTTACGGATTGTCTTTGTGTTAAACGATTAATAATCACCTTATCCCGATAAAGATAATAATTTTCCGTCCATTCTTCGTGTCTTCTTTTTTGGTATTCAAAAGCTGCTTCCTTATCTTTTTTGTGTCTTTCTATGGTTATTTCCATATTTAAGATTTAAAAAATAATCTGGCTAATAGCCTATGAATAAATCTAGGCATCCACCACGGCACCGGCCGCAAAATGTTATTAAAAACTTGTCTCTGTATTTCTATAAATTTTTCATCCAATTCCTGTTGAGTTTTTTTATTAATTTTTTTTCGTTTCATAAATAATTATTAAATTCCCATAGTGGGATAAAATGGCTTTACTCCGCCTTGAACGGTGGTTGAGATATGTTTTTGGGGCTTATAAGAACTTAGACCGTATCTGATAGCATCCATCGGGTTGCTCCATTCGTGAATGGAATCGTCCGGGTCGTTAAGAACTACGCCGTTGCCATCAACTATAAATATATAATTCCTGTATCCCTTAATGGTTTTAAGACTTCTTTTTGTTACGCTTATTCTTTGGTCTTGAACAAATTGTATTCCCTGATAAACGCTTCCCGGACCCTTGATTGCGCCGATTATATTAACGCCATAATCCTTAATTTCATCAATGCTCTTAGGTTCGGCACTATCGGCAACTGTTAATATTCGCGGTTGCTCTTGGGCCAACAATAAATCTGCTATTGATTTGTTGCTTAATCCTTTCTGATAGCAAATTTCATCTATGATAAATCCTCCATTGTATTCGTAAATATCCTCAATAACTGTGGGGTCGTTCGTATATCCAAAATCTAATCCCCTGCGTGCTAATCTTGCCTCGTGTGGTATTTCATCTATAATCTGCCAATCTTTATAAATCTTGCCTTCAACTTCTCCAAGTTTTCCCTCGCCATAAACCTTCCACCAAATTTTATTTTCTTTATGACTTTCAATATCGTCTATAATTCGTTGGTCGAGGGCTTCATTATCTTTATAAGTTAAAGTTAAAAAATCATGATCAAGTTTGTCTTTAATCTCTGTGTAATACCAAAATTCAACTGACGGGTTCCAATCCAACCAAATTTCTTCTCTTGTTCTAACTCTCAACTGGTCAAATATTACCCAAGATATGTTGTTCGCTTCATTTAAAAAGAGAATATCGCGCCTTGGGCCGTGAGCCTTGCCTAATCTATCAATACTAATAAATCTAATTACCGAACCGGTTTCAAAAGTGTAAAAATGTTTTGTTTCATTCCATCTATCATCTC